AGAGATTTTCAATGGGGAATCACCTCCTATTGGAGGTATATGGAGTAGAATTTTCTTTACTCAATGATGCAGCAACTCTTGAAGGAGTAATGAAGGAAGGCATTGAACGTGCCGGAATGACCATTTTAAACACCTTTCAGCACTGTTTTTACCCACAAGGGTGTACAATAGTCATAGCATTGTCAGAGAGTCACGTATCGTGCCATACTTGGCCAGAAAATGGGTGTGTTGCCATTGATGTTTATACTTGCGGACCAGGAAATCCAAAATTAATAGCACTAGAACTCCTAAAATATCTAAATTCGGACAATTATAACCTTAGATACTTGTATCGTTAAATATCAGTAGGGGAGATAGCAACCTCCTACAAAAAAAAGTTCTGTTTTTACCAAAAAACAGGAGCTAAAATGTCCAATTTACCCGTTGATAGAGATCAGAACTATATGTATGAGATGTGGGGAACTAAGAAATTAGTTACCGACTATGAAAAACCAAATATTTCGAGGCATAATTTGAAAAGACAAACAGAATTGCACGAAAAAATTAGAAATGACGAAGATTATGATGATTGGGAATATGGAACAGAACCAAGTTACGGAAAAATAGTCTGAAAAGTCTTATAGATATATAAAATACCTTTTTATTTTAATGGCAGTAAGGATTTCAAGAGCATTTAGAGACATTAGTTTGTCTTTTGCTAGGCATCCTGTGACGAATGATATTTTACCAATTAGGAATGAAGATGCAATTAAAAAATCTGTCACTAATTTAGTTAAAACTGTTATTGGTGAGAGATTTTTTAATTCTTTGATTGGATCATCAATTAATGATTCATTATTTGAACTTAATACGATTGGAATTTCTATTGTATTGGAAGATGAAATTAAAACACTACTTAACAACTTTGAACCAAGAATAAAAGTTAAGGAAATTAATGTTAGTGATGATCCTGATTTATATGAATTAAATATAAATATCGTCTATGATATTGTTGGTGAAGGGTTTCCAAGACAAAATATAGAGTTTATCTTACAACCAACTAGAGTATAATGGCAATAAATCAATTCACTAATCTAGATTTTGGGGATATTAGATCTCAAATAAAAGATTATTTAAGAACAAATACAGAATTCACTGACTTTGACTATGAAGGTTCAAATTTTTCTGTATTAATTGATATTCTTGCCTATAACTCTTATATAACTGCCTATAACACCAATATGGCAGTTAATGAATCTTTTCTTGATAGTGCAACTTTAAGAGAAAATGTAGTTTCACTTGCAAGGAATATTGGTTATGTTCCTAGATCTAAAAGAGCATCTAGAGCACAAATTAGTTTTACAGTTGACACTGAAGGATTTTTAGATGTAAAATCAGTAACATTAAGATCTGGTGTCGTTTGCTTAGGAAATTTAGAAACAGGAAATTTTGTATTTTCAATACCAGAAGATATTACAGTACCTGTAGATAATCAGGGGATTGCTAGATTCAATAACATTTCAATTTACGAAGGAAGATTCCTAACAAAAAGTTTTATCGTAGATAATAATCAACCAAATCAAAAGTTTATCATTCCAAATGCTGATGTAGATACTGAGTTGATAAGAGTTTTTGTTACTGATGTAACCAATGAAGAATATGCAAAGTTTGATAATATATTAAATGTCAATAAAAATTCTAAGATTTTCTTAGTTCAAGAAGTAGAGGACGAGAAATATCAGATTTTATTTGGAGATAATATATTTGGAAGAAGACCTATATCAGGAAGTTCTGTTTATGTAAGTTATATTACTACAAATGGCAAGCAAGCAAATGGATCTGCTAACTTTACATTTAGTGGAATTTTAGTTGATAATAACAGTAATAAGATTACAAATGGTATTTCATTAATTACAACAAACATTCCATCAGAAAATGGAGATGATATTGAAAAAATAGACTCCATTAAATATATTGCACCTAGAGTATATTCATCGCAATTTAGGGCAGTTACTGCAAATGATTATAAAGGATTGATTCCAGCAATATTTCCAAATGTAGAATCTGTAACTGCTTATGGTGGTGATGAATTGGAACCACCACAATATGGTAAAGTTTTTATATCAATTAAACCAAGAAATGGTAAATTTATTTCCAAAATTACCAAGGAAGAAATTAAAAATAAATTAAAACAATATACAATTGCTGGTATTAAACCAGAAATCGTTGACCTAAAATATCTTTTTGTTGAAATTAATACAAGTGTTTATTATGATAGAAGTGCAGTATCTGAAATTGAAAACTTAAAGAAAAAGGTCATTGAAACAATAACTCAGTATGGAACATCTTATGACCTTAATAATTTTGGAGGAAGATTTAAATATAGTAAATTATCTTCACTAATTGATAATGTAAGTACTTCAGTTACTTCTAATATTACAAAAATAAAGATGAGGAGAGATCTCCAACCAGAACTTAATAAATTTGCAACATATGAATTATGTTTTGGTAATGCGTTTCACATAAAGAGAAATAATTTATTAGATAATCGTGGTTATAATATCAAATCAACTGGTTTTAGTATTTTAAATGTTGATGGAACTGTTTATTTGAGTGATGTTCCTATTGACGAGAAGAAAGGAACAATTTTCTTCTTTGTTTTAAAAGATAACTTACCTTTTATTATAAAAAATAATGCAGGTGTCGTACATTATGATAAAGGTGAAATTTTATTAGATGTTGTGAATATTACCTCAACAGAGTCAACAAATGGAATAGAAGTGCAAGCAATTCCAGAGTCAAATGATGTTATCGCATTAAAGGATATATATTTAGATCTAAGTATTAGTAACTTAGTTGTAAATATGGTTGAAGATAAAATTACTTCAGGCGAAAACACTTCTGCAACAGAATATATTGTAACATCAAGTTATTCAAACGGAGATTATATTAGATAAAATGTCAGAAATTAAGAGAGTCAGAATCCAAAATATCATTGAATCCCAGATTCCAGAATTTTTAAATACGGAATCACCATTATTTAAAGAATTTTTAGATAGGTACTATGTATCTCAAGAGCATCCAACTGGAATAACAGATCTGGGTGTAAATATAGATTCACTTAAAAATATATCTACATATGATAATGAAACTTTCTTTTCTGCATTTTATCCTAGTATTTTAACAGAAAAGGTATTAGCATTTGATGATGTAATAAATGTTTCCCACACAGTGGGATTCCCAAGTAAGTATGGGTTAATTAAGATTGATGATGAAATTATATTTTATACAACAAAAACTCAAACTAGTTTTATAGGATGTTTCAGAGGTTTTTCTGGAATACATGATATAAGACAGACACTAAAATCTGAAACTATTAATTTTACAAAAACATCTGCTGCTTCTCATATTTCTACGTTTGAAATATCTACAGTACAAAAAAATAATTCAAACTGGTTGGTAACATTGGTCGATCCGATTAATGTTTCTGTCAATGAAATTATTTACTTTGAAGATGCTGAATATACAACTGTTCCAACAAATCCGTTAATTTCTAGAGGAGTACCTGCAAAAGTAATAATTGTAAATTCTCAACAGCAACTTATAGTAGAATCGTCTATTGATATTTCTGACAAAGTAAAAGTAGTTAAATCAATCGCAGTTCAAAATTTAAATTTAATTTTTTATCAAGAACTTTTTAAAAAATTTAAATCTCAATTTTTACCTGGATTTGAAAATAGAAATTTTGTCTCTCAAGTACAAATTCAAAATATTTTATCAAGAGCTATTGATTTTTATACGACAAAGGGAACTGATACCTCATTTAAATTGCTTTTTAGTGCTCTTTTTGGTAAAGAAATATCTATAATTAAACCACAAGAATATCTTCTTCGTCCATCTGACAATAATTATTTTGTAACTAGAAATATTTTAGTAGAGCCTATTAAAAATTATAACATTGATTTATCAACAATAAAAGGGAAAACTATATTTCAAGGTGTAAATGGACTAGAAGCAAGTGCTTCTATATATTCATTAGAATTTAGACCATTCAATGATAAAAATTTATATGAAATATATTTAGATGGAACTTCATTTGTAAATAATTTTAAATCAACGAAAAAAACAAATATATCAAAAGATGTATCAATTGGGTCAAATAATATATTTGTAGATTCAACCATAGGATTTCCATCTTCTGGAAAATTATTAGTAAAAACAAAAAATGCTACAGATCCAGTTGTAATTACATATACTGATAAAACCAATAATCAATTCCTGGGAGTATCTGGAATTATATTTAATTTAAATTTTGGAGATGAAATATATGAAGAAAGATTTGTTTATGTTTATCAAGATGATGGTTCTAAATTAGAATTTAGACTAATTAATGTAATTGGGGAAATAGATTATGATTCTTCATCCAACTTAAGAGTTGGTGATAAAATAAAATTATCTTCATTTGGAACAAATCTAAGTGATAAACCAGAATTTAATACTTGGATTTATAATTTACCAACTTCACATGATATAGAAACAGTTCAGATTTCTGGCAATTCAACTGGAACAATTTGGACTATAAACCTATTTGATGATATTAAGTTTTACATTGGTGAAAAAGTAGAATTAGAAAATACTGAAGACCCTAATGATGTCATTAGAACTGCAAAAGTAGTAACAATTTTTTCTGGGAATTCAATTGAGGTTGAGACTTCTTTTAACATTTCAGAAAAAAATAAACTCAATAGAATAATTGAACTGGGTGAAAGTCAGAATCCAACTTTAGTTGATGTTTCAAATATTCCAACTGGAGTTCAAAATACATATATTGATGAAAATAATGAATATTTTTATGTAACTTCTTCTGGTATACCTAACTATAAATTATATTCTACCCCACAAATTATTAATTGCGATGCTGGGACAGGAATTGGAGCAACTGACACATTAAATACACAAAACTTTCATAGGTTCTATACAGGTGAAAAAATTTATTTTACTCCATCATCTGGATCGGGAATCTCTACTGGTGTATATCACTTAACCACTATTGGTAGTGTAAAAGATAGCAAGAAAGTAAAATTCTCTTTAAGTAAAAGTGATTTATATTCTAAAAAGTATATCACTTTTGATAAAGCAACCACATCTGGTTCTTTTGTGAAGCTTGATTATGAAAATAAAACAGTAAATAATCAAAAAATATTAAAAAAATTCAATTATAAAAAAGGACAAAATCTTTTATCCGAAGTAAGTGATAGATCTACAAATAATAAAAAGATTGGAATTTTTGTAAATGGATCAGAAATTTTTTCACCAACTTTATTTGATGAAAACATTTATTATGGAAAAGTAGAATCAATTTCTGTGACTAATTCTGGAAGTGGTTATGATGCAATAAATCCTCCAGAATTGGAAATCTCTGATGTATCTGGTTCAGGAGCAAAAGGTTATTTAAATATTGTCGGATCTTTAGAAAGAGTTAGAATTATAAGTCCAGGAATTGGATATCAAGTTAAACCAAAAATAACTATTTTGGGTGGAAATGGATCAGGTGCAGTTGTAGAACCAAACTTTGTGAAATCACAAATCAATAATGGATTTAAAGGTGATGGTGTTGGATTAAATCCAACTGAAAATACTATTACATTTTTTGAAAAGCACAATTTTGAAGATGGTGAAGAAGTAATTTATAATTCAAATTTTAATGCAGAAATTTCACCACTAAAAAATAGTTCAATTTATTATGCTGGTGTAGTTAATAGTAAAGTAATAAAATTATATGAAAATTTATCTAATGCATTCTCAAAAACCAATGAAATAAATTTTGTTGGTATTAGTTCTGGATTCCATTACTTAAAAACCACAAAATCAAAGAATACAATCACACAAGTATATGTAAAAGATAGTGGTTCTGGATATTCCAATAGATTAATTAAAATACCATCTGTTTTATCTTATGATAACATTACAAATGGAGTAAACACATTTGATAATTACATTTTTGCAACAGATCATAGATTTAAAAATAAAGATATTATAAGATATTCTACTACAGGAACAGTAATTAGTGGATTATCTACAACATCAGAATATATTGTAACAGTTATTGATAGGAATAAATTTTACTTATCTTCTGTTGGAAATGGTGCAACGATTGATGAGTTTGATTATATTAATAAGAGATATGTTAAATTCTCATCCTTAGGGACTGGAGAGCATACGTTCTACTATCCACCAATTAGATTGGTTGTAGAATCTCTTTCTGGGGTTGGTGCAACTACTATAATTCAACCTGAATTTGAACCAATTATAACTGGAGCAATTGAAAGTGTATTCTTAGAAACAAACGGTGTTGGTTATGGTGTTTCCAATATAATAAATTTCCATAGAAGACCAGATATAAAAATAAAACCAATTATATCTGAAGCATTATTGAAACCAATTGTAGTTAATGGATCAATTGTTGACGTACAATTTTTATCATATGGTTCTGGTTATGATAAAGGAATTGACATTGAAGTATATGGTGATGGAAAATTTGCAGACATTAGACCAATAGTTAATGAAAATGGAAGGATAACCAGTGTCAATATTGCAAGTGGTGGAGCAAATTATTTACAAGCAAATACAATATTAAAAGTAGTAAGAAGAGGAAAGGATGCAAAGTTTCTTGGAAATGTTTTTGAATGGAAAATAAATCAAGTAGAAAAAAACAAAGAACTATTATCTACACAAGATGAGGGATTAATCGCACCAAGCAATAACAAAGATCTTGGATTGCAATATATAAACTTTTTTACACCTAAAATATTAAGATTTAGCTTAGATGATCATATTGATTCCTCCAATAGAGAGGTTTCCAACAATAACCATTCTCCAATTATTGGATGGGCATATGATGGAAATCCAATATATGGACCATATGGACAAGTTGGATCCGAAATTAAAAAAATAAGATCTAGTTATTTTAAACGAGTAGAAAATAATGAAAATCTAAGACCAAATTTACCAGATGGATTTTTCACTCAGGATTTTTATTTTGATAAGGCAATAGGAGATCTAGATCAATATAATGGAAGATTCTGCATAACTCCAGAATTTCCAAATGGTGTTTATGCATATTTTACGACTATTGATAGTTCAATTGTATCAAAACCAGAATATCCTTATATAGTTGGTCATGAATTTAAAGATTATTTAATTGAAGAAAACTTTATTCCATCATTTAATCAAGATTTAAATATTTCCGAATTTAATGTTGTTAGAAATATTGGACCTTATTATATTAATTCCAATAAATCAAGTTATAGTTTAATACAGAGCAATGAAGAAAAGCATAAGCAAGAATTTATAGTATCTGAGACATTATCATCCTCTGTTGATGAGATTTTGGTTTATAGTCCAGGGCAAGACTATAAAGTTGGTGATAATGTTATATTTGATAGTGCCGATACTGGAGGGACGGGAATAAGTGCAGAAGTATCCAAATTAAAAGGTAAAGATTTATCTAGCATTAAAGTTGGAATTTCTACTTTTAATCAAGCAAGATTTTTTACAGAGAAAAATCTTGTAGTTGGACTAGTAAATGAACCGCACAATTTAGCAAGTGGAGATCAAGTAATAATATCTTCAGTATCTGATCCTTTATATTCATTCTTAGAGGGGTCAAGAAAAATAATAGTTAAATCTAAAACAGTTGGTATAACAAGTGATATTGATATCATACAGATAACAGGGTCATCAACTGAAATTTATGTTAATGATTATTCTGGTTTTGAAGTCAGTGATTATATTGGAATTGGATCTGAGAAATTGCAAATTGTAAAAATAAATGAAACTAATTCATCATTTATTGTAAATCGACTTGAAAATGTTGGGTTCCACACTGTAGGAATTGATAGTATTAGTCTGCTTCCAAGAAAATTCTATTTTTCTGATGTGTCTCTGCCAACATATTTGAGAGAAAATACACCAGTTTATTTTAACTCAAAAACACTAATAGGATTTGGAACTCAAATAAACAATTACACTTTACCAGACCAATCCAATATAATTGTACCATCAAGATCAATATATATTCCAAATCATAATTTTTATACAGGACAGCAAATTACATATAATGTTGGTTTTGCTGGCAGTAGTTTGTATGTTTCTAATATTCCAGACTCTGCTGCATCTTTCCCATTGCCTAATAATTCACAACTTTATGTTGTGAATAAAGGTAGAGATTTTATTGGGATTTCAACATTAGGATTTACAACTTCTTCTGGTATAGGTACGAATAACAATAGTTTATACATCTATGAGAATAATGCTACTGTTGGTGCAGCACATTCATTTACAACATCATATAAAGAAGTAGTTGGAAGAGTTGAAAACTATTCTTTAATTGTAAACACAGAAGATAATCACGAATTAACCGAATCCGACTCCGTAAATTTCAATGTAACTCCAAGATTAACGAATACATTTGCAATAAGTTATGATTCAGTATTGAGAAAATTAACAACTATTCCAATACAATTTGATACTTCGGTATCAGTAAATGTTCAAAATTCTACAATCTATATTCCAAATAATAGTTTTTCTACCGGTGATAAGATTGTTTACTACAATACAGGTAATTCTTCTATAGGTGGATTAATCAATAATGAAACTTATTATGTTATTAAGCAAGATCCAAATTATATAAAGTTAGCAGCATACAGATCAGATGCTATATCTGGAATAGGAATTACATTTACCAGTCAGGGATCATCTTTTAATTCAATATCATTAATAAATCCATTATTAAAAACAACAAAAGGAAATGTAATAGTATTTAATTTATCAGATTCTTCCTTAAGTGGAATGGATTTGAAATTATATAGAGATAATAATTTATCCATTCAGGTCGAATCCTATAATTATAGAAGAAATGGAATAGATGCTGGTTCACTTGGAGCAGAATTAAGGATTGATACGAATAATAGTTCAATTTCAAATACTCTTTTCTATACATTAATTCCACTTTCACCATCTGTTGTAGAAAAATATCAAATATCTATTGATACAGATGTGATTGGAAATAACAAAATATCAATAGAAGATAGTACCTTCAGTGATTTATATAAAGTAATAGTAACATCAGATTCTAGTTTTAAATTTAACCTATATCAAAAACCAGAAAGTTTTTCATATACCACATCATCTGGAATTTCTTCTATTTTTTATGAGACAGATTCAAAGACTGCAAGTGGACCAATATCAAAAATAAGATTAAACTTTGGTGGCAAGAAATACAAAAAACTGCCAAAAATTGTTGATGTTGAGTCAGAAAATGGCAAAAATGCCACACTCAAATGCGTGTCAAAAAATATTGGAAAAATTAATAACATTGAAAGAGTTAAAGATGGATTTGATTATCCAACAGATTCAACTCTTAGACCAATTTTAAGTGTTCCTACTGTATGCCAGATCAGAGGAATATCAAGAGTTAAATCAATCAATGTGATAAGTGGAGGATCAAATTATGTCACCCCACCAAAATTAAAAGTATTGGGTAATGATAATATAGAATTAGAATCAATTATTCAAGGAAATTCTATAGTTGATGTCAAAATAATTAGAAATACAAAGGACTTAACTCAACCATTAACAATAATTCCTATAAAAAATTCTAATGGATATGACATTGATGATATTACTTATAATAATATAACAAAGAAAGTTACTTTAGAATTAGTAAACTCCGATAATCAGCAATTCCCATTAATATCAAATTCATATGGATCAAATATTGTTGATTTTCCATTCAATATAGGTGATAAAATATTTGTAGAGAATTGCAGAATATCCAATCAATCAAAATCAAATTATAATTCATCAAATTACGGTTATAGATTTTTCACTGTTACTGGAATTAATACTGATAATTTTACAGTTACATATGATGTTTCTGGTATTGCTGAAAATTTTGGTGAATATACCTCAGATTTTGGGTATGGATATGTAGTGAATAAGAAAAATATGGCCTCATTTGAAATGGAATTGGAAGATGATTTATCATATTTCTCTAATGAAAATATAATAGGGTACAATTTAAATGGTTCTCCAATATTTACGGCAAAAGTAATGGAGAATGGGTGGGATAATAATATCAATCAATTGAGAATGATTGATTCTTCTGGTGAACTTGAAGTTGGATATACACTCTATGGAACTAGATCTGGATTAATGGGAACAATTGAGTCTGTTAACGGATTTACAATAAATTCAAATCTTGAAGTATCCAGAGAAAAAGTAAATGATTTTGGAGATAGAGTTGGATTTTTAAATGATTATCAGCAGAGAATATCTGATAATGATTATTATCAGAAGTTTTCTTACTCAATAAAATCTGATGTTAATTATGAAGATTGGAAGGAATCAGTAAGAGCATTAGTTCATCCAGCAGGATTCAAAGAATTCTCAGATTTAGATATAATCCAAAAGGCTTCAAATTCAATGAATGTTGGGGTTGGAGATTCTTCATTAACTATCTTAGCCAATATAGATGGATATGGGTCAATGTACTCAAAATCTAATTTTTCAATGGTTTTAGAGGATGATCAATTTGAAGATGGTTCCGTTGAAAGAATATTATTCCCTGAAGGGGTTAGTTTAAAATCATATATTTTAAGTAAAACAAATAAAGTTATAAAAATTGATGATATAAGTGATCAATTTACAGGATTTACAACTACAACTGGTGGAAAAATAGTTGGGTTGACTACATTTAAATTGAAAAATAAAGGAACCTCACTTTTCTATCATGAATTTTCTGGAATTAGCACTTCAACAATAAATTTAAGTGTAGATTCATTTAATATTAGAAATCATAATTTCCAATCTGGACAGAAAATATATTATGAAATAGGTTCTACAAATATAGATCCAATTTGTCTAGCAGAAAATACTGTTGACTCTTCTTTTAGTTATAATATACCAGAAACATTTGATACCCAAATACTCACATTTGATAGTTTAAATCAAACTATGGATCAAAACTAAAATATAAATAAAAATAAAGAAGTTTCTATTGTATAATGGCAAAACTAGGAATAAATACCGGTTCTACACCAAATGATGGTACTGGGGATACCCTTTTAGCAGCTGCTTTAAAAATAAATCAAAACTTTACTGAGATTTATACCACACTTGGTGACGGTTCAAATTTATCCGGAGTTGTGACTTCTCTTGTTGGTTATGCCACAGAAGGATATGTTGATAACGCAATAGTGGGTATTGTTACTTCTGGTGCTCTTAGTGGTTATGCCACAGAAGGATATGTTGATAACGCAATAGTGGGTATTGTTACTTCTGGTGCTCTTAGTGGTTATGCCACAGAAGGATATGTTGATAATGCAATACTAGGAATAGGAACGGGAATTGGTGGAGGTGGAGAATCTTATTGGACTTCAACAGCAGCAGGAATTCATACACTTTCTAATGTTGGAATAGGAACAAATAATCCAAAAGGAAGATTCCAAGTTGGATATGCATCTACAAATACTAATGAGTTTATAATTACAAGTTCCGGAGATGTTGGTATAGGAACAACAAATCCAGAGCATTTTGATGGTTTTGGTGTTTTAACACTTGATGGCAAAGATTACCAATATTTGGGAGATACTCTATCTGGTGGTGGAAATATTATATTTAAATCAAAAGGCATTAAAACCTTAGACATTTATGCATATACCGATAATATTTCTGGCATATCTACTGCCACAAACATTGATCTTCATTATGGTTTATATGTCCAACAACCATCAGGATCTAATATAGTTTCACTAACTAAATCCGGTAATGTTGGTATAGGAACAACAAATCCAACAAGTGCTTTTACAGTAGTTGGAAGTGGAACGTCAACATCACAACTTTATGTTTCTGGTGTTTCTACATTCCAAAATGATATAAAAGTTGCTGAATATAGTTACGGAACCAATTCTAATCAAATTATTTTAGGTAATAATAAATTCAGAATATATGCTGATGGTTCTAATACATATTTGAAAAATTATGATACTAATAGTGCGGGAGATCTTTATATAGAAGCAGATGAAGTTGTTATTAGAAAATATAATGGAACTGAAACTATTGCTCAATTTACTGAAGGTGCTGGAGTAAAACTCAATTATCAGGGCATTAATAAATTTGAAACTCTTGGTGCTGGTGTAACAGTCACCGGAACTACCTTTACGAATCAATTAAGTGTTTCTGGTGTTTCTACTTTTAATGACAATGTATCAGTAGGTGGAACTATCTCCGTTAATGGTGGTGTAAAACTTGCAACTAATAATGCAACAATCGTAGGAACCTCTGGAACAACAGGAGAAATCAAGAGAATTGGTGGTGCTCCATTCTTCTATGATGGAAGTGCTTGGAGAGAGTTTGTTCTTTCTTCAGGTACTCCAGTTTCTGTTCCTGCAGATACTGAGTGGGATGATGTTATTTTAAGATCTACATTTGATACTAATTTTGATGATGTAAGATTTAATGTTTCTCCTACTGTATCATCTGGATCCACGATTACACAATCATCAGTTAAAATTGGTACTGGTTCTTTAAGACTACAAAATGGATATTTAACATATCCTCATAGATCAGAATACAATTTTACAGGGGAGTGGACTATAGAAGGATGGTTTTATATTGACACTCTTCCTGTAGGCAATAGTGCTTCCAGTGACGTTATATTTTCAAAAGGCAATTCGGGAACTAGTGGCAATAATTTTGCACTAGGACTGGAGTTTGCTGGAATCAGCAATTTATATAATTTTTACTGGAAAAATAATGCATCAACAACACATAATGGTGCTCGTGGAACTGTAATAGCACAATATTCTGGTACAAATCTTATTCAGCAATGGATTCACATTGCTTTAGTTAGAGAACCATCTAATGGTTCTATTCATTTTTATTTGAATGGAATTGAGCATGGATCAACAGCATCCAATGCAGTTATTGATAATGACATATCAAATACTCCTACTAATGATATGTATCTTGGATACTATCAAGATTTTACAGATGGTAGAAATTTTGATGGTTATGTTGATGACTTTAGAATCTCTACAGTTGCAAGATACACTTCTGTTGGAATTACTACAACTACAACGTTCACTCCTCCAACTACTGCACTTCCAACTACTGGAACACTTTCATCTTATGTTCAACCACCAGGAGATAAGTATGGTGAAATTGGTTTAGGAACTTCTCCAACATGGAGAGGAACATCTGGTGTAACTGTTTCAAGGCAAGCAAGTGGAAACTATCGTGTAAGTTTTGCAAGTTCTTACACAAATAGAAATGATTACTATGTACTGTCTCAGGGCATGGATCAAGGTTTTGCTTCTTATGTTGGCATTGCCAGGTCTACTACTCACGTTGATTTCACAATCAATAGACAAAGTAATGATGCTGCTGTTGATATTGGATCACTTTCTGTCCAGATTAAGAATCATATTTAATTAATTTTTTCACTTGGCATCACTTCTATCTAATAAATAATCAAAAGTCATAATTATTTTAATGTGAATGGTTTTAATAAAAAAATAAAAACAAATATATGCCTACAAGAGTAGTTCCTGGTTCTGGTGCAATTTTACAACCAATTTTTGATTCAAATTATGGTGTAGTCTCAGTAAATGTCATTGATGGTGGATCTGGGTATGCATCTACAGACCCACCAAAAATAACTATACAAGGGACTAATCCTCCAATTGTTGAAGGGATATTTTATCCTGTTATAAATCCAAGTGGTGAAATTTCAAGGGTAGTAGTAATTGAACCGGGAAGTGGATATACTCCTGTTGAAGTTGGGTCAGGGCAAAAAATAGGAATAGATACAACTGCTTTCGTAGAAAGTTCTCTTATTGTACAAAAAGGACTTGATACGTCATCTCCATACATTTCTGTTGCATCAACAGAATCTAATATTATAATGGGAGTAATTGGAGGTAATGGTTCTTCTTTATATGAAAATGGATACAATATTGCAATTTCCACTGCAGTAGTTGGAACTTCTGCTTCAATAACTCCAGATTTCTCATTAAATCAAAATAGATTTTATGGATTTACAGAACCATTTCCTGCATATTATACTAGTGGAATTGGAACTGATGCTAAATTTAATGTCTTTATAGTATATGATTCAGGGACAGGAATCCCAATATCAACATCAGTGATTTTGAGAACTGGAGGAAATGGATACTCTGTTGGAGATACAGTCTCCATTTCCGGAACATTTATGAATGGAACTTCACCAGCAAATGATCTTTCATTTACAGTTTCTTCGGTAACAAATACAAGAATAGTTTCTGCAGCAAATAGTACATTTTTAAATTTACCATCAGTAACTTTAATTGGATTTGGTACTGGAGCAAAATTTAATGTTTCAAGAAATTCATTTGGTGATATATCAATAATAAATGTTGTCAATGGTGGTTCAGGATACGCATTGACAGATAAAATTAGTATAGCAGGAACTTATATAGGTGGTTCAACCCCACAAGATAATTTACTAATTTCACCAGCAGTTTTGGGAACAAATAAATTACCCAAAAATTTGTATGTAATAAAAACAAGTGATAATTCATTTAAAGTATCAGGATTATCAACTTCAAATGAATTAAATTTAGTATCATATGGAATTGGAACAAACTCATTTACTTTTAATGATCCAAACGCAAGTTCGATAATTTCAATAGATAATATTATACAAAGTCCTTTATACAGAACCGACTTAACATTAACTTTATCATCATCTGTAGGAGTTACAACTGATATAATATTTGTTTCTTCTGGATTATCATCAATTACTAGTTATGATATTTTGAGAATTGATTCAGAATTTATGAAAGTTAAAAATATAGGATTTGGATATACTAATGCAATACAAGTAAATAGAGGTGTTTTAGGATCAAAAAGAAATGCACATTTTAATAACTCAACTGTAAATATATTAAAAGGGAATTTTAATATAGTAAAAGATGTAATATATTTTACTGACGCTCCTTATGGTCCGGTTGGACCAGAAGGTTTGACAGTAAATTCATCTTTTAATGGTAGGGCATTCTCAAGACAATTTGATCCAAGTTTGGAAAATGATAAAAATATAATTTTTGATGATATATCAAAAGATTTTGTAAGTACATCATCAACTGAATTTTATCTAAAATCAGAAGGAGAAAAGGTAGTAGGAATTTATACAGATACTAACTCAATTATTGTTGGAAATATTGATATTAACAACAATCCTATTATTTTAATTAATGGTATTCCTCAGATTTCAGAGACAGATTTTACGATTGATACTCCAGGAAACAATAGACTGAAGTTTCTTTCTGGATTCCCAATTTCTGGAAAAATCTCTAGAGTTGCTATAAGCACAGGATATGGTTATCAACCCCTAATTGGTGCAGGAGCATCTGTAATTGTGTCTGCTGGTGGAACTATATCACAAATAATATTACTTGGTTCTGGAAGTGGATATAGGACACCACCAGAAATTAAATTACAATCAATAGTAGGTTCTGGAGCATCATTCTCGGCAACTATTGGTGCTGGTGGAACTATTACAGGAATTTCAATAGTCAATCCAGGAAGTGGATATACATCAAATCCAGTTCCAAATGTTACAGTTGGAGTGCCAACAGGATATAGTGATTTGCCACTAGAATATATTTCTGGATCTAGTGGTAATG